ATAGTGTTAGGTGCGATAGTAATAGTACAAGCAGAATCTAATGTACCTGTGTACTTAACATACATAGCTCTTGCTGCATCAGAAGCACCGTCAGCTACTGTTGATGTATGTGTATCAGCATTTGTTGTTATAGCTTCTGTGCCGTAACCTAATGCTTCTCCGATTAACTCTAAGTTAGTGTTAGTAGTTGTTCCCCAAGTACCACTGGCGTCACCAGTAGCCATTTCATTTAGTCTGAGGTTATTAACATATGTACTTGCCATTTTTCAGTCTCCGTTTTGATTATACCTTATTTTTCATAAATATTAAGCAACTTCTTGCCAATTTGGTGTTTGAGTTGTAGAAACAGGAGTATACGTTGTTGATATTCCTTGTGCTACTTGTCCCCAAACATTAACTGTGTTCAGTGCAGAGGCTATTTCAAAACCTTCTGTAATCGTGACTATTGCGTTTGCTATAGGTGTCACACTTCCTAAAGCACTTGTATTAGCAAAACCTGTAACATCTAAAATGTTGTTAGTACTTAACGACTCCGTACCTAATGCCGAAGTCCCTACGTTTCCTGTAACAGATACGTTAGCAGCAGCAGATACTGATTCGTCACCAAGAGTACCTACTGAAGCAGAACCAGAAACACCAGTTACTGCCGCACCCATAGTAATAGCGTTACCTAATGCTGATGTGCCTGCATTACCAGTAACAGACGTATTTGCGTCTGCTGCAACTGTTTCGTTACCTAATGCTAATGTGCCTGCATTACCAGTAACTGAAATATTAGCTATGCCTGTAACAGTTTCACTTCCAAGTGCTGAAGTTCCTGCATTACCCGTAACAGAAATATCAGCAGCAGCGGAAACTGTTTCACTACCAAGTGCAGTAGTTCCTGCAACACCAGTAACTTCTACAGGTAAAGGCTCACCCCAAGTCAGTTGACCCCAAGTGCCTCTGCCCCAACCTGTTACATTAGCCATAGGCTATTACGCTATTCTTATAATAGCATTTGAAGCGTCTGCTGTTGGGAATTGAATTGTAAAATCACCTGCTGTTGAAGTTTTATCTCCACCAAAAGCCAATATTGCAACTGCGGGATCGCCTGAAGCACTATCATTAAATATCATTGCTCCGTTTGCAGTAACGGTAGCGTTTGAAAACGTAAGATCAGCAAAATCAGTTAACGCTGTGGTTCCTGACGCTGATGGTGTTACGTTTGTTAAAGCACCGCCTTTTGCAGTATAGTTAGTTCCACTTACTTCGTTACTTGTCGTGTAAGCGGTTGTACTAGCACCTAAACTAGCACTACTTGTGTATAACGCTAAATTAAAAGTGTTACCAGAACTGTTTGTAAAATTATGTACGCCTTTTAACAGTTCTACTTTAAATGAAGTGCACATTGCTTGGGTTATTGCCATTACAGCCTCCTTATAATATCAGCCATTTCTTTATGACCTTGTTTTTCTAATAAACCTGCTACAGTAGCTCTATCGCTTAATATAGCTTGTTTCATATATAATAAAACGACTTTATGTATAGTTTCTTTAAACGCGTCAGCCTGTGCTTTTACCATAGGGTCTGCGTTATCACTAACAGCAACTAGTCGCTCCATTATTCTTTCAGTCCAGTATTCTGGACTCAAACCTTTATTTTCTGTTGTTTTTACTCCAACAGTTCCTAAACTACTTGATACATCTACACTAAACATTTGTTGTTCCTTGTGGCATTATTTTTATTTGATCGCTTCTAGCTTCGTCTCTTACGTCTTTATACTCACCTAAAAGTTTCAACATAGCTAATGCTTCTTGATACTTTTGTTCATACATCATAATTGTTTCTGGAGACATTTTCATAAAAACAGCTCCTTCTACTAAAACACCATATAACATAGCGTTAGGTGCATTATCAGATAACCAACTTTGGTTACTATCGCCTACTGTTGTTAAAGAAGCAGGTCTATAGTTATAGTGTAGTTCAAAACTTAAATTACTTGGTGGTGTTGGTGCCATTATAAAAGTGTTATTATCAAATAAAGCATAGTAAATGGGTTGCCCTGTTGTGGCTCGTGCTGGTGTGTAGTCTCTAATCCAGGTGACGTGTTTAAGTTGTAAGTAAGTGTAATTATTACTTGAATCTATTACAGCTAAACTAAAGGGGGATAAAAAATCATCAGGAGTTTCTAAATACTCAACGTTAGCTGTAGCACTGCCCGTTACGTTTTTACGAAACACAGGAAGTTGTACTGATTTTAAAATACGTTCTTCTGTTGTTTGTATTAAAGTATCTAAGCTGTTAAGAAAAGTTGTTTCAGTATTATCTAAATAATTCTGTACTGCTGTTTTTAATCCGCTGTAAGTAAATCCTGCCATTATGTGATCACCGTTACGTTTCCTATCTCAGTGGTTGCTCCAAAGCCTTTAAAATTAATTCCTATTGGATCAGAAGCAAAAGTCATACCACTACCTGCATTTGTGGTGATTATAACTCCTAATTGACTTTGCGGCAAAGAAACTTCAGGTCTAGGTTTCCATAAAACTTCTGCATCAGCACTTATATGTACAGGATCAAGTTGTGGATGTTTGGGTTCATAACACTCAGGACACGTTCTAAAGTTTTCCCAATTACCTTTTGCTGATTTATAGGGATATCTAAAACCACAAGTATCGCAAATAAAGTAAGCGTATTTACCTGACGCATATGCCATTATATATACTCGTGTTTAGGAACAATTCTTAAAGGAGAACGGTCTTCGTCATATCTTAAAGCGTTTCTTAAATCTTGTTCGTATTGTTCTTTCATAATAGGAAGCTTTTGTATGTTCTTTTTTAAACAAATATAATAAGCTAATCCTGAAACTAAACAAGGCATAAACCTAGTAGGTATGTCTACGTCGTTAATTTGAGCAGAAGAATCTTCTATTGTTCTCCAAACATAGTAAATGAGTTTGTCGGTTGAGTTCTCTGGTGTTGGATAAAGATGTATAACGGGGCTTTTTAGCCTTTCTAACCAATACTCAGTTGCTCTAGCTTTAGTTGTTTTGTTTGGAATACTAACAAACTCATTCCTATCTATCCTAGATAAGGTAAAATCAGTAGTTACATTATTAGTAGTTCTTTCTATATAGGCGTCCAAAACATCTATATCGAAAGAATTAATAGTGTATTCACTGGTTCCTTCAGTAAGCGTAAGCTCTACTTTAGCAACTTCCCACATTTGAATACCTCTGTTTGACCAATCGGCAAACATAATATTCATAGAACGTCTAGCTGTAACTGCGTCATAAGAAGTACGAGCTTCCAATCCTGCAAGCTCGTACGCTTCTTCTATTGCGGTCGCTACATCTAAACTAAATGCACGAGTTCCTGACGTAGCCATTATTAATAGCTTTTAGTAAATTCGGCTACTATAGTGTAATGATCATGGTTAGTGTGTCCATGTGTCGTTAAATCTAAATCACCAGTTATACCACTACCTGCGTTATTAGGAATACCGCCCCACTCTCTAAAATCCATATGACCTGAAACTACTCCTGCTGCTGCACTACCACCTAAGACAGTACAAACAACATTAGACGTTGCATCCCATTCAAGAGTTACTCGTATGCCACCTATGTCATACCATAATTGTGTCAAAGTTACTCTTGTACAAGTTTCTCCTTCGTTATTAGTATTCAGTCCAGAAACGTCTACTTTATTAACAGAAGATTCTCCTGTGCCGTCAGAGATATTAGTGAATTTATAAACTAGCTTCCTATCAGTATCTACAATTTTTTGACTTGTAACTGCGTCTGCCATAGTTTACTCCTTACGCTATTTGAACGTATTCAATAATAAATGTAAACGAACCTGCAGTTGTTGCGTCTACTGTATTAGTGATATTACAGTAAATAGTTCTTGCTGTGTCTGTGTATTGAACAGAAGCTGGAGCTGTTGTGCCGTCTTGAGTTTGTAAAACTAAACTAGTTACAGTTACGTTGTGAGCAACAACAGTTGTACCGCCATCAAGTATTTCATCAGTTTGAGCTGCAACAATTTGTGCACCTGAAGAAGTTGTACCTACTTCATACCCAATATCACCTGTTCCAATAACAGGAGAAGTATCACAAAATATTTTTATATCTGTAATGATTGTGTTTGCTGGTTGTGTAAATTCACCTATTGAAGGAGAATCTCCTGCTGTAGTATTTACTGTTACACCCGTTGCAAAACCTACGTGTTTTACATACTTATTAGTAACAATACCTGTAGATGCGATATTTACAACATCAGTTTCTGCACCTGTGCTACTATTAACTGATATTACTTTAAAACCATTTTCAGACCTGACTGGTCCATTAAATGTCGAATTTGCCATAATTTCCTCCTACGGAAATAAGTTCTACTGTCTCGGCTTGTCTGCTAGGTCAGTCTGTAGAACAGGTTAATATATCCTAGTCTTTTGATTGTATACGAATGCCTACAAAAAGAA